AAGGGTCCTGTATCCATGCGCGCTCGATCATGCCCCACTCATCTCGAGGCGATATGGAGGGGCTCGAGGGTGCGAGGGTGCGCTATCCCGCATGGGAGCAGGGATAGCGCCTCTTCTCCCCGAATCGAAGCCAGCACAAAAGGCCCGGCACCCCTTCACGCGCGAGCGGGTCCCATGCTCAATGAGACTCCGCCCCACACACACATTTCGAGACCCCAACAAGCCAGTTTCGTATGCGGTCAGCGGCCGGCGACAAAGCACCGGAAAGGCACATATCGCCACCGTAGGGACGTCCGGGACGTGAAGTACGGTGCTCAGCGGTATAGAGCCCAACAAACGGCTTGAGAGAGCCAAAAGGAGCCCAGATGAACGACGAGCAGACAGCTCAAACGCCGCCTGAGCAGCCCGAATCGACGAGAGTGCGGCTGCCGATTCGATGGAACGAGGAGCAGGGCGGGCACTTTTACGCGGTTCAGGCGCCCGGCAACTTCGAGGATCTCGTGACGAGCGAAGTGTTCGCCGGCGGCAAGTCGGAGGCGATCGCGGCGGCGGAGAGGTTCGCGCAGATCGTGAAGGGATCGGACTTCGAGATCGTCGATGAAACGCGGCCGGCCGACGAGCCCGTAGGTGAGGGTCCGGCGGAGGTTCGGGACTGATGCCGGCGCAGCTTCCCGACGAGCTGCTCGAGCTGCTCGATGGGCCGATGATCGTGCCGGAGGGATTCACGGCGCGCGACGTCGACAAGATGATCCGCGACCACGAGGCGCAGACGATCGGTGCGGTCTGGGACGAGTGCGAGCAGCGGATCCGGGCGGCCTACGAGCGCGGCACGGCGGCCGGCATCAAAGAGGGCATGGAGATCGAGCAGGAGCGCGCGGCCAAAGAGCGGGAGGTAAACGCATGAGCACGGCATCGGAGCGCGAGGCGGCTCAGCTCGAGACGCAGCGCGAGCACCGGGAGCGGCGGCTGCGCCACGAAGCGGAGCACGAGGCGAATCCGGCCAAGCCGGACGCCGACCCGAACCGGATCGGGACGCACGAGCAAAAGCCCGACGTGCAGCTCCGGCTCGCGGAGCATTGGGCGGACGTGGCGGCGCTCGAGTTTGCCGAGATCGGCGCGGAGGATTGGACGGCGTTCTCTCGAGGGCACGATCTCCCGCTTGAGTGGGTGGTCGACGTCGTCGAGCCCGTCTATCGGCAGGCTCCGGCTCTAATCGGAGAGGATGCGCCCGGTCTGCTCGAGGCGACCGTGCCGGCGGACTTCCGGCCGCAGACGTTCGTTCATCAGGACGAGACGCACCACCACGAGGAGCTGCCGGCGCCCGCGTTCGAGGAGGGATCTCCGGACGCGCGGCCGGCGAGCATGGAGACGATCCGGATAGTCGCGCAGACCGCGCTCGAGGAGAAGCTGCGCCAGATCTCGATAGGGCTCGAGGTCGACCCCGCGGTCCTGCAGCAGCTCCGCGATCTCGCGGCCGGGAGGCTCTGATCCCGCGCCTCGAGATCCGATTGACCGAACGGCAGCGCGACCGTCTCACGGAGGCGGCTCGCGCTGCCGGCATGTCGATCCCCGACTTCATCCGGCTCAAGACGATCGGAGACGAGCCCGGCAAGCAGCGGTCCCGGGCGTGGCAGGAGTCTTCCCGCCGCAAGCGACGGGAGGAGACCGTCGCCAAGCTGCCGGCGGAACCGGCGCCGGCCGACCCGCCGGCGGTCAACGGCGATCTCCCGACCGCGCAGCAGCTCTCCGGCAAGATGAGGATTCCCGTCGCGGCCGCGACCCGCTACCTCGACATGGGTTGCGTGACCGTCGACGCAGCCGGCACGATCAGGGTCAACGGCACCGTTATCGAGTGACGTGGCGAGCGAAGCGGATCTCCGCGCGAGCGCCTGCCTGACGAAGCGGTATTGGCCGTCGCGCTACTCTGCCGGCGCCGCGGCGCGCTCGCTGCGCCAGCGCGCCTACGCCTGTCCGTTCTGCGACGGTTGGCATCTCACGAAGCGCAGCTCTGACGTCCGGGAATTGGAGCAGTATCTAGCCGGTCAACTCTCAAGAGGAGGAACGATGGGCAAGAAGGGATCTGTCACTCTCAGCGGCTCGGTCGTGCAGACCAACGCCGCCGGCGCGCACGTCGACGAGGAAGGCGTGAAGCACGTCAACGACGACGTCGTCGTCAACTTCAACGGGCTCGAGATCCAGGGCGCGGACGGCGCCGGCCGCGTGGCCGCGGGCTCGATCACGCTCACCGTCCCGCATGGCACGTTCGAGGCCGGCGAGACGTTCGAGGCGGAGCTGAAAGTCGCCAAGAAGGGCGCGGACGACGACGAAGACGAGGATTACCCGTCGACGCTGCAGCAGAACAAGGCGGAAGTCGAGAAGGGACGCAAGCCGGACGGCTCGCTCGGCAGCGGGAAGAGCCGCGGCAGCTCGAGGCGGCGCACGCCGGCCGACACGAGCGGCGACGGCGAGAAGCCAGGAAACCCGTCCGAGACGGAGAAGAAGACGCAGGGCACGCCTCCGCCGCAGGGAGCGTCGGAGGGCGCCTCGAGCCAGTAGTCCCGGCTCGGTTCAACGTAGAGGAGGCGGCCGGGCGTTATCGGCCGCCTCCTCGTCTTTCAGCGCCAGCTCTCACCCCGGGGCTCGCGGCAAGATCCGGCGCTGAGATCAACATACGCGCGTGGCCGCGGTCCCGCTAGACGAATTGCATCAGGCGCTCCGCGACGATTTCTCGTTCTACGCGCCGACGTGCCTCAAGATCATCGACCGCACCGGGAAGCTCGTCTCGTTCGAGCCGAAGGTCGCGCAGATGCGGCTCGACGCGAAGCTCGAGGAGCAGCGACTCGCCGGCGAGCCCCAACGCGCGCTGAATCTCAAGGCACGCAAGATCGGTTTCTCTACCTACTGCCAGGGCAAGGCGATCCAGCGCAGCACGCAGCGCGAGAACCATCGCGCGCTCACGGTCGGGCAGGACATATCGACGGCCGGCGAGCTTTTCGACATGGGGGAGATCATGTACGTCAACCTCCCCAACGATCCGGCGCTCGGGATCAAGCCCGGCCTGCGGAACCGCCGCGCCCGCCGCGCTCTCTACTTCGGTGAGGGTGCGACCGCGGCGCGGCTGCGCGGCGACATAGGGCTCAACTCCTCGTTTGCGGTCGACACCGCGAAGGAAGTCGAGGCCGGCCGGGGCTACACCTACCACACGCTGCATCTCTCCGAGGTTGCGTTCTGGCCGGACCCGAAGAAGCTGATCTCGCTGCTCAATGCGATGCCCGACGACGCCGACACGCTCGCGGTTCAGGAGAGCACGGCCAACGGCTTCAATCACTTCAAGAAGTCGTGGGATCAGGCGATCGCCGGCAACTCGGCATGGGTCGCTCACTTCGAGCCGTGGCTCAATGAGCCGCTCTACTCGCTGCCGTTCCTCGACGACGGCGAGCGTGAGCACTTCCTCGAGACGATCGGGACCGGACCCTACGGGCAGGACGAGCCCGGGCTCATGGATCTCGGCGCGACCGCTGAGCAGCTCGCATGGCGCCGGCGGATAATCGAGATGAACTTCGACGGCGACGTGCGCGTCTTCAAGCAGGAGTTTCCGGCCACGGACGGCGAAGCGTTCCTCTCGAGCGGCGAGACCGTGTTCTCCCCGCTCATCATCGAGCGCACCGCCCGCGAGGTAGCGCAGCACGATCCGGAGACCGTCTCGCCCGACAACCCCGGGCCGGACTACGGGAAGCTCGTCGTCACGAAGCGCAAGCTCGTCCCGACTCCCTACGGGCAAATGGAGATCCCGGCCGGGTACGAGTGGCGGCCGATGCAGCCGACCGCTCGAGTCGAAGGGCTCTGGCGGATCTGGCAGCACCCGGAGAAGCCCGAAGACCCGGACCGGCCGCGGTCAGGCGGCCAGTACGTCGCCGCGATGGACCCCGCCTCCGGCGAAGTCGTCGAGCACGGCAAGGGCGCGCGGCACTCAATCTCGATCATCGACCACAAGACCCGGATCCAAGTCGCGGAGTACGTCTCCCGCGAAGACGCGGATCTCGCCGGCGAGCAGCTCTACCTCGCGGCGCTGCTCTTCAATCAGGCATGGGTCGCCGTGGAGATCACCGGCGGATACGGGCTCTCGATCGCGCGCCGGTTCACCCGCGTCTACAAGTACCCGAAGTTTTACCGGCGCCGCGCCGCGCTCGCGCCCGTCGACGATGAGCAGCGCCAGATCGGATGGTCGACCGACACGAAGACGAAACCTCTGATGGAGGATCAAATGGCGCTCATGCTGCGCGAGGGCTCGCACGGCATCCGGTCGCGGTTCATCCCCTTCGAGATGCAGACCTATATCCGCGACGAGCGCGGGCGGACGGGACCGGAGGAGGGCTCCTACGCCGACCGCCTCCTGAGCTACATGCTCGTCCAGATGATCGCGCTCGAGAAGCCGATCCTGCCGGACCGCAAGCCGGGCAGCTTGACGTCCACGATGCCCGGCAGAATCCGGGATCCGGTGACTGGCTACTGATGAGCGGCGCGGTTCTACTCGACGGTCCCACGAAGCCCGGCGTCGGCCGGGTACAGACGCTCGGGTCCGGGCTCGCCGTCGTTACGGATCGGCGGATTGCCTATACCTGCCTCGTGCCCGGCTGCGCGTCCGTCTTCTACGAGGGCGAAGACCGCGCCTATCACGCGCACGTCACGCGCTGCGCGCTGAATAACGAGCAGGATCTCCGCGAGCGAGATCTCGGTCATCAGATGCCCGGCATGTTTGGGCCGGACGCTGGCGATGTAGAAAAGAAGACGTGGTATCGGGAGCGAAAAGGATGGAGAGTCTGAGCCGACGCACGGAGCTCGCGCTCGGCGTGCTGCTCCTCACCCTCGCGGCCGGCATGTCCGCCGCGGAATGGTGCCGGTATCAGCTCCGCAAGACCGGCGTGCCCTACCGCCGCTAGACGTCCGGCGGGCAGGCTTGAATCCCGCGCATGGGTCGAGGCGACCAACCTCCGAAGGGCCGACAGTGGATCCTCGAGGCGGACAGCGAGACCGGCTTCGACGATGCGGCAGTAGAGGAGGCGCTCTCCGAGGCGGCCATGATCCTCAATCGCGTCGGCGGAGTCGTGCAGATCGCGGCTCACCGCGAGGAGCTGCCGGAGGAGATCTACGGGCAGCCGGGCGTCTACGTCACGCGCGGGCTCGTCGTCCAATGGCACTCTTACGCGCCGGCACGCAAGGCGCCTCCCCCGCCTGAGCCCGCAGCGGAGCCCGCAGAGGAGCCCGTTCCGGCCGCCGTCGCGGGGTAGCGCGTGATCGAGCTATCCGATCAGGAGCAGATCTACGTCGAGCGGATCCTCGCGGACTTCAACGTCGCGGAGAAGGAGCACGTCGCCTACGAGCAGCATTGGAACCGCTTTCACGGTCTCTACCACCTTTACCGGGATTGGGCGGCCGATCGCAACTTCGGACTCCCGCCTGACGCCGACACGCGGCACTTCACGCAGATCGCCCGCGAGTGGGGCGCGATGCTGCGGATCCCGCTCATCTTCGGCCTGATCGAGACGATCGTGCCGCGGCTCGTGGCCGCCGACCCGCGAATGACGCTGCTCCCGCCGAAGCGCGGCCGCGAGGCGGACGTCGAATCGGTGAAGGTGCTGCTCGAGCGCCAGCAGTCGCAAATGGACTACCGCCTCAAGCTGCAGGACGTCGGCAAGAGCGGGCTCATGTACGGGCTCGGCGTGATGAAAACCTACTGGCGCAAGGAGTACCGGATGCGGCGCGAGCTGCAGAAGGCAACGCTGCCCGAAGAGGGCAACGAGTGGATGCAGACGCAGCCGGCGAGCCAGCTCGTCTATGACGATCCCGACTGCGAAGCCGTCGACATTTGGGACTTCTTCTGGGATCCGTTCGGCCACGACATGCGGACCGTCCGCTATGTGATTCATCGGACGTGGCGGTCAAAGCAATACTGCCTCGACATGGCGCAGAGCGGCCGCTGGCGAGCCGATCTGAGCGCCGAGGATCTGCAGGGAGCGCCCGACAAATACACGCAGGCATGGGCCGACCGGATGGTGCGTCAGGGCTTCGGCCAGCGCGACGTCGCCTCCGGCGACATTCAAGAGGTTTGGGAGTACCACGACGGCCAAAAGGTCTGCACGCTCGTCAACCGCTCGATCCCGGTGCAGGAGGGCGGCAATCCCAACTGGCACGGTGAGATGCCGTTCCAGATCTACCGGCCGACGAGCAACCTGCATCAGTTTGTCGGCAAGGGCGAGATCGAGCCGGTGCAGGATCTCTCCGCGGAGATGGACACGCTCCGCACGCAGCGCCGAGACGCGGCCACGTTCGCGCTGCAGCGCCCGTATGCGTTCACGGAGGGGCTCGTCGACCCCGCCGATCTCAAGGTCGGACCCGGCATAGCGATCCCGGTCAACGGGAACCCGAAGGATCTCCTCTTCCCGCTGCCGATCGAAGATCTGCCGGCGAGCGCGTATCAGGAGTCGGCGGAGATCAAAAACGATTTCGACTACACGAGCGGGATCTCCGACCCCGTCGTCGGCGCCAACTCCGGCCAGGGCACGGCGACAGAGGCGCAGATGGTCTTTCAGGCCGCGTCGGAGCGGATCAAGCTCAAGACGAAGCGGCTCGCGCTCGAGGTAGTGAAGCCGGGCGCAAAGCAGATCCTCTCGATGGATCAGCAGCGGATCCTCACCAACCGCGAGATCCCCGTCCCGAAGCCGCCGGAGCCCGGTCAGGCGGAGCAGCGATGGGCGTGGTATGAAGTCGGGCCGGAGCAACTGCAGGGCGAGTGGGCGCTCGAGCCCGAAGACGGCAGCATGTCGCCGGAGAACGTCGCGCAGGAGCGCGCGGACGGCGCGCAGATCTGGGCCGCGCTCTCGCAGTCTCCGAACGTCGATCAGCGCCGGCTCGTCGAAGTCTTCGCCCGCAAGCACGACATTGACGCGGAGGCGCTCATGGCGCCGGAAGAGCCGCGCGTGCCGGCCGTGATCCTCGATCTGCTCGTCGAGGCCGGCATCCCCGACAACCTCATCAGCCGCGCGTGGGAAGCGGCGCAGCAGGCGGAGGCGACGGGCGAGCGCCCGGACTGGCCGCCCGACGACGTCATGCAGGCGCAGGAACAGGTCCAGCAGGACGAGATGGATCAGGCGGTAGACGAGCATCCCGACGTGCAGGCGGCCCGCGATGCGACTCAGCAAATGGAGATCGACCGCCAAGTGCAAAAGCAGACGCAGGGACAGCCGGCAGCCTCGAGCAACGGCGGCGGAGGCTCCTCGAGCGGCAGCTCGAACGGCGGAGGGTCGGGCTCGACGGAGATGGTCCCGTATCAGCCGCAGGCGCCCATGCCGGCGCCCGACAACACGGACGTCGTCGCGGCGATCTCGGAGCTGGCCGCGGCGATCAGCCAGCAGCCGCCGCCGAACATCAACGTCGAGGGACCGATCATCAACGTCGACGTGAAGCCCGGCGAGCCGCCGATCGTGAACGTCGATCAGCCGGAGCAGCAGAAGCAATCGGGATTCGACGTCGTCGAAGACGGCAAGGTGGTCCGCAGCTACCAACCGCAGGGGTAGCTCGTGCCCCTCGAGGTCCGGCAGGCGGTCGGGCCGGAGATCAATCAGGCGACCGTCTACGCGATCGGCGGGGTGCCGGCAGGGTGGAGTCTCGACGGCACGATCCCGCGGCCGGACGGCGGCCGATGGTGGCTGCGCGTCGACGGCGCCAACCGCGCGTTTTTTGACGTCTCCTCACTCGGCAACCCGTCGAAGCCGGTCCGCTGGATAGCCGGCACCTACCGGATCGACGAGGCGCCGAAGGCGCCCGGCGACATAGTCGGGCTCGTCCAATGGGATCAGACCGTCGCCGGCGACCCGCGCGCCCTGCAGCTGCGCTCGATCGGCGGCGGGCTCTGGGGGATCCGGCTCACGTCGCTCGCCGGCGCGACCCTGATCGACTCGACGATCGGCTTCGAGGCCGGCCAGAACGTGCCGATCCTCGTCGAGTTCGACGGGACGCTGCTCCGCGTCTGGGCGAATCACGTCCTGCAGCTCCAATATCCGACCGCGTATCTGCCGTTCTCGAGCCGCGTGATGCTGCTCGGCTCGGTCTCGAGCGCGAATACCTACGTCCGGCGCTGGCGCTCGACGGCGTTCCTCGAGGCAGACAGCTCCGCCGACCGGCCGGACGCGGCGATCGAGATACACGCTCACTATCCGGACGGCGAGGGCTTCTATAACGACACCGGCGGCACGTTCGCCGCATGGGACGATTGGATCGCGGACGGAGTTGCCGACGACGACGCGACTTTCATCACCGTCCCGGGCGTGGCGCTCGCCAAGAAGACGTCGACGCTCACGAGCGCGAGCTACTCGAAGACGCTGCGCGCACTCATGGCGCACGCATGGGCGCGCTACACGGCCGGATTCCTGATCTTCCCGCCGCAGTTCATCATCCGGGCCGCCGGCGTCAACGCGCGCATGGACGTATCGACGTTCTCGGGCAGCTATCAGGGGATCCGGGCCGTCTTCAACTCGCCGCCTACGGGCTCGTGGCCGGGGATCATCGACGCGCTCGAGGGCGGATTCGAGCAGGACGATTCGGCGCTGCTCGAGCTTCGCGTCTCCGCGATCGGCTTCTCCGGCGTGGCGATCGACCCGTTCCCGGTGCCGCGGACCGGCTTCGCCCGCTCGAAGAAGAAGAGCCGCGCTGAGCGCAAGCGTCAGGGCGAGCGCGAACGCGCGGCCGGCGAGCGCCTCCGCGCCAAGCAAGACGACGCGCTCGAGATGATGCGCGCTCTCGACAGGCGCCCGCAGGCGGAGATCGAGGAGGAGTTCGCCGTCTTGCGGCTCCTCTACCGTCTCTGACTCCATGCCTGCAACCCGGCGAGCGCAGCCATACCGGAAGGGATCTCCTATGCGACTTCCCGGCGGCGCGCTGACGGCGATGCTCGCCGGGAAGCCGGCAAAGCTGCCGCACCCGTCGACGCCGATGCGTGAGCTGCAGAAGAGCGCGCGGCGCACGAAGCAGGCTCGTAAGGCCGGCGCCCGTCGCCGGCACCGCACGCCGCGCCCGTAACGTCCGTTCCGGCGCTTAGCCTCCGCGCGTGAATGAAGCACCGTCACAAAGCTACGGCGCTTACGCGCCTCTCCTCGAGCGATGGTCGACCGAAGAGCTGACCGACGCGGAGGCGATCGTCGAGCAGCTCGTCGACTCGCCGGCGTGGACGCTACTCCTGCGCGTGCTGGACGAGCGCGAGCGGAAGGTCGTCAATCAGCTCGTCGTCACCCCGCAGCTCGAGGCGATGCAGATGGAGGGGCTCCGTAGCATGGTGAACGGGATCCGACAGCTCAGAGTCATTCCGGAGGCGATCGTCGAGGCGACGAGACGCCGGCGGGAGACCCTCGAGCGTGAACGTCAAGCTAGAGGAGAGCCAAGTGGAGACGCCTGAGACTCAGCAGACCGCAGAGTCGATCGTGGACAGCGGCGAAGGGGTTGGACCCTTCGCAGAGCCGGAGACCCCGGCAGAGCCGACGCAGGCGCCCGCGGAGGGCGGCGAGCAGCAGGCCGCCGCACCGCCGGAAGAGGGCACTCCCGAATGGGCAGCTCAGATCACCGGCCGGCTCGACGAGCTGCGCTCGGATCTGGGGCTCCATGCACTCCCGCCGCAGCAGCAGCCGGAGCAAGTGCAGGAACGGCAGGATCCCGCCGATGCTCTCAGCCAACTTTTCCCCGCCTCACCCGAAGCGCAGCCGGATCCGAACGATCCGGACTCGCAGATGTTCGACGATCCCTACGGCGAGCCGGAAGACGTCCGGGCGCAACTGCAGGAGTATTTGCAGGAGGAGATCCAGAAGGGCGTCAGGGCGGCGGTCGACCCCTTCCTCGAGCAGCAGCTCAGGGAGAAGCGCGTCGAGGCAGCAGTCGCGCTCGAGCAGGAGTTCCCGGAATTGGCGCGGCCGGAGGTTGCAACGCCGGTCGTGCAGATGGGTCACTCTCTGCTCGCGGAGATGGGGATGCCGCAGGCGGCAAACCATCCCGGATTCGCAAAAGTTGTACGCCTGATTTACATGGCATCGAAGGCCGGTGCCGCCGCCTCGTCGGAGACTCCGGCGGGCCAGTCGAACGGCGAAGTGTCGCTCGAGACCGGAGGCGCCAGGGCGCCGCAGTCTCC